CAGTTGCGGATGTAGCCAGGAACCCGAACAAGCTATTGAACGCCATGATTTCGGCTATCGCTGAAAACAGAGTCTTGCGAAACTTCAATATGCACTACTTCAATTCCAATCTTGAAGGGTTCGTGCCGCAGACATTCCAGCCAGTTCCTTTTGGTTGGTATCCAATCCCTGTCCCCGAAGGAGGAAAGATTGACGACGTACTGAAGACAGTGGAAATCCCGGACATGAGTGAGTCCTTAGATGAGATGGATTATGTAAAGAAGTTGGTTGAAACGGCAGTCGCCGCTAACACCACCATCCAGGGCAATGTCGAACAAAGAAAAGTCACTTTGGGGGAAGTTGAACTCGCTACCCAGGCAGCGAAAGAGAGAATCACTTCAATCGCCAAGTTTTATATGCTCGCGCAAAAAGAGAAGGGCGATAAGTGGGCAAAGTTAATGAACGCCAACGCCGATAAATTAGAAGCGGTTAAGCTGTATAAAAAATCCCACAAAGGCAATTACTTCCCAAAGACTGTTACCGGCAAGGATTGGCAATCAGACAAGGGTTATAACTGCCGCGCCGTCTCCTCGACCGAACGAGAGAAAGAAAGCCTCGACACTATCCAGAAGCTAAACGCAGTCAAAGCTCAGTTCCCAAACAACATCGCACTCACCAAAATCTACGGCAAGAAGATGCTTGAATTCGGCAAACTGAATCCTGATGAAGTAAAGCAAGTCTTAGATGAAGAAGAACAGAGAATGAAAGCCGGTCCAATGCTACCCGACCAAGCGCCGACAGCTCCTCAACCATTAATGCCTCAAAATGCTTTCCAACCTGCTTGATAAATTCGGTGTTAAATACGAAGACCTCACTACCGCCGAAAAGGAAACCCTCCAGGAATGGACCAAGGCGCTGTCACAGAAAGAACTCACGCTTTCAGGTGTCAAGGACTATATCCGCGCATTGATTGAAGCTGTTGAAAGGGAACTCGCCACTTACAACCTCAAGCGAGACCAGGACCTTTTCTTAAAAGCCCGTCTCAAAAACTATCTGATGATTTCCGATTTTCTAACAGGACCAGATAAGGCGAGGAAGTATATCGAAGCATCACTTGAAAACATTAAACCTAATAATTAAGAAAGGAAATACATGAACGATGAAGCAAAAGTAGAACTCCAAAGGATTTTGGACTTAGGTCCTGATTCAATTAGTGAGTCCGAATTAGCCTTCTTACAGGCTCGCAGAAGCTATCTCACCGATGAGCAGCGCATCAACTTCGGCATCACCGAAGAAGCTATCTCAGCGCAAGGTGAAGATGCCCAAAAGCCGGGCGCGGGCAAAGTAAAAGCTGGCAGCCCCACCAAAGGCAAGGCTGCCAGCCAGTCCGAATCCGCTAAATAAGTCAGCGGAAAAACAAAAACTGAATTTCACTCACCAAGAAGCGAATTACCATTAGTACAAACACGATGGTAACGAACCACTGGAAGATGTGAAATTTGGTCTTGAAGTAAATGTCATTACTAGTCACCATTTTCCCAGTTCCCCTAAGCACTAAATTTCAACGTTCGGGTTCGTTATTTGTGCTGGTGTCGGAAGCGGAGCTGGATGGCTATTTATATGGCGGAAATCTTTGCCTGTTTGTGCGCCGGAGCTGTGCTAAGTGACTATAGCTTTGTGTAAACCCAATCAATTGATAGCAAAGAGTGTACCACATGGACGCCTTCGTGTCAAGAAAAATCGTCCCTGAGGCTAAAACCCCAACAAAAGAGGCCGAAAATAAATATTCGATTTACCAACTTTAATCGCCAAACCCTCCTAATAAGAGGACGGCACCAACAAATGTCAGATATCCAAACTCCCTACCAGGGAACGGAACAGGAGCCGGTCATTTCTCAAGTTGACCAAGCGGCGGAGCCCGCTGCGCCTAGCGCTGTAACTCCCGGTGAAGAAGTGGAAACTCCTCTCCAGGAACCCGCACCCGAGGCACCTTCACCAGAACAACCAGTAACGCCCGACTACAAGCAGAAGTTTGTAGACTCCCAGAGGGAAGCAATTCTCCTGGCCGAGCGCGAACGGTTGGCAAATACTCGGATTAACCAATTAACAAACACAGACACACCGACAGATGAGGCGATGCGTGTCCTCTATCCTGAATGGGACCAGCTTGATGATTACAACAAGCGAGTCCTAATCAGGCAGGAAGCAGCAGCGATGCAAACCACCGCTGTCCTGGCTAAACAGCAAGAGATTGAAGCGCGGCAAAAACTAGAAGACCAGTTGGATGATGTTATCGACAATTCTGAATTCGCTCCCAAACTGAAAGACAAGGAAACTGAATTTAAGAAGTTCGCCCGGAACCCAAAGAACCGGGGCATCGCCGCTGAGACTCTAGCTAAAGCATTTCTGTTCGATGTAGAGGAACTCCCAACTCCCACGCCTATGACTGAAGCACTACCCGCCGGCTCAGGTGGACCACGAGGCGACCTAACTCCGAAGAAAATGTCTTTGGAAGAAGCCGCTCAACTCCGCAAGACCGATTGGAAGAAATACAAAGAGCTTCTCGACGCAGGGGCGATTGAAGACCTCTAGCCTGTGTAGAACACACCTTATATGTCCGCTTATGGAACTAAGGTCGCGGAAGGCTTCTCGCAGAAACTCATAAAGAAAATCTACGAGACCGCCCCGATTGATGAAATCGTCAACCGCGACTATGAAGGTGAGATTAACGCTGTAGGTTCTGTTCTGAATATCCTTGCCTTAAACAAGGTTTCAGAAAAAGACTACTCCGGTTCTAACCTCACCGCCGATGACCTTACGGAAGTCAATACCGTATTCCGCATCGCCCAGAAGAAATCCTTCTACTGGAAAGAAAAAACTATTGACCGCTGGGTTTCTTACATCAAGAACCCTAAAGCGACTGTCTTAGAACAGACTGCCAACGAACGTAAGAAAAACATCATGACTTACATTCTTGGTTTCTGGTCTGACGCCGCTTCAGGCCAGTGGTACGGCACCTCTTACACCACCGGCACCGTTACCGTTGATGTAACCACTGGCGCTGTTACCGGCTCCAGTACGGTCTTCGTTGCCGGTATGGTTGGCAAGCCTTTCAAGGCTTTGGGCCATACCCGCTGGTATCGCGTCAAAACCTTTACTTCGACCACGGCTATCGTGATTGAAGACGATTCAGACGACGAGACCTCCGCTTATACTGGTGGAGCTATCTCCGCTGGTGCCACCTACGAAATTCAGGCCAACACAGTTAAGACCATTGATAACGGAGGCTCCAACCCGACCTTCTTAACCTTGGCTTTGACCTTAAAGCAGATGCTTGATGAATCAGAAGTACCCGATGAAAACCGTTTCATGGTTCTTCCCCCGGCTGCCTTTACCACAATGGCAAAAGACGCTGGCATCAAATTGGCTGTTGAACCGGCCTACGAGTCGTTAGTTGTTAAAGGTTACATGGGAACTCTTGAAGGCATGAAGCTAATCAAGAGCAACCGCGTGGCTGGAGACAACACGAACGGTTTCCACATTCTCGCAGCTCATCCTTCATTCTTGACCTTTGCTGATAAAGCTTTGGAAGTAGGAATGGAAGAAGACCTGATTGGGAACTTTGGAACCGCTTACAAAGACTTGTTCGTCTATGACGGCAAGGTAGCTGACGACCGAAGACATTTCGGCGCTCACGCTTTCGTTAAGTTCGCCTAAACACCCCAGCTCCCCGAAGGGAGCTGGGGTTTCCCCATTAATTTCTCACTAATGTCTCGCACTAAATCAATTAAATGGCCCAACAGTTTGACAGAGCTTGAGGCTTTGTTTGACAAGTTGCAAAGGCCCTTGTCTACCATTGTTCTCAACTCCGGCGCGTTAGCAATTGGAACCTCAAAACCCAAAGTTCTCATTGCCAGCACCGTCTACGCTTACATTGAAGGCGTATTGGTAAAAAAGACGACTGCCGAAATCACACTAACCACAGCTAACAACGTAGCGAATGCCAAGTTCAACGTCATCGTCTTGACCTTGAATGCAGCCGGTACTGTCTCACCAAGAAGCGGGACCGAAGCCTCCACTATCGGTGGAGTGGTCTTCCCAACCGTTCCTACCACTGAGGCTGTTATCGGTTTCGTCATCATTAACCCCACCGGAACTGGTGGCTTTGTTGGCGGCACTACTGACTTGGACGACGGTACGGTTGCTCCGAACGCTGTCTACGTCAATACGCCTATGGCTTTCCTTCCCGGCATGGAGGCAATCTAATGCAATACAACTTCGAATTACGCGCACAGCTTCCCGATGAAGACCTAAAAGAAATCATCAGCGCGGGACCGGAAGGTCTGGAAGCCAGCTCTAACCTAATTGTCGCAGTCCAACTCAAACTCAACACTGAATTACAGGACGATGCTCATATCGAAGCATTGCGCGAAGCCGTGTCCGGTGTTTTGTCCGACAAGTTAGGTGTTGAAGCTGAAGCAATATTCTTAAGCCAAGAACACTAATGAACTTCTCACACCAATACGATTCGCATTCCCAAATCAGGGAGAATGTTGAGTACGTTTTGCGCGATAAGGAGGGCAACATCAAGCCTATATTCCAAGACAACAAACTCTGTGTTTGGTTGATGGAAAATGACTACTTAAGCCCGCTTTGGATTAACCAATGGTATGCGCCCTTACTGATGTCCTTCTTAGGTCATTGGGCCAAGTCCAAGCACGCATCCAACCTTATTACCAACGCTGGTCGCGCTCTTATCTCTGGTTTGATTAACGGTTCAGGAACTCCCGCCGCCGCTACCTATGTCGCGGTCGGTACGGGCACTAACGCCGCCAACGCAACCGACACTACCCTTCAAATCGAAACCGCCGCTTCTGGTTTGTCTCGCGCAGCCGGCACCGTTTCACTCGTCACTACTTCAATCACTAACGACACAGCCCAGGTACTGAAAAGTTTTTCTGTTACCGGAACCGTCGCTGTAACTGAAGCAGGACTTTTGAACGCGGCTTCGAGTGGCACTCTCTTATGCCGCCAAGTCTTCACCGCCGTCAACGTAGTCAACACCGACACTCTCCAAATCACTTGGAAAGTTCAAAACGCATAATTAACAACATCCACTATGGCTAGATACCGTATTTACAACGGCCCAATGCCGACTACTGCTTCGCAAGTGGCTGTTACTACCGGCACCGCCATCAAAACCTTGCTTCAGTTGAAGCCTTTTAACCAATGCAAGATTGTCGCCTGGGGAATTTCGTTTGACGGCTCTGCCGCCGCGACCCCAATTGAAGTCGAACTGCTTGAAACAGGGACCATCTTCGGAACCGTTACCGCTTCAGTGGACGCTGACTGCATAAAGTTAAATGGCGCAGACCAAGCAGTCGCTTCGGTGGCTGGTTTGACGATGGGTACTTCTGCTACTGGCTACACCTGTACTTCAGAAGGCTCAATCACAACCACCCGAATGTTCGACTGTCAATTAGTCGCTCCTACCAACCAATACATCTACCAATTCCCATTAGGGCAAGAGCCCGTAATGGTTATCGGTAACGCTACTCGCGTTCGCGTAAAAGCCGGGACAGCGGTCAATGCAATCTGCTTTATTGAAGTAGAAATCTAGAACATGGCAGTAGCATTCCAATCAAGTTCAACTCTCGTAATGGCTGGCCGCACTACCACCGACGATATGGTCTTCACGAAACCTACGGGTTTAGCGGTTGGTGACTTAATGTTCGTTCACATAATGGTAAACACTGGGGTGAACGTTACTGCTGCCAGTGGCTTTACTCTACTCCGGTCAACTGTCGGAGATTTGGTGATGAAGGGATATTGGAAAATAGCAGACTCAAGTGATGTTGCCGCTTCTAGTTTTACTTTCCAGCTCGTTTCCGATTCGGACTGTTGTGGAATCATGTATCGCATCAGTGGCGCAGACCAAACTACTCCAATAGGTGCGGAAACGGGTAGCACTACAACCAATACGGCAACTCCATCACTTGCCGGCATTACTCCTCCTGCTAATTCATTATTATTAGTTGCTTTCACCGCCTTTGGAACAAGCGGGACTATAAGTAGTTACGCTATCGCTACCAGCAATCCTAGTTGGACAGAATC